TTTTTTTATTAATGTGGAAAAGTATATCTATAAATATTTTTAAACTTTCCAAAAGTTATGTATATTTATTAATATAAAACAATATACTATGGCAATTAGAATCCAAACTTACTGGAAAACAGTAGATGCTCCAAGAGAACAAATAATTAAAGATATGCAGATGTGCATTAAACAAGATTATATTGTTTATTTTTTATTTAAAACATATGGTACATTAACCGCTGAAGACGCTTTATTACTGTGTAATGATTACGGTATTGATATTAAAGAAAGTTCATTAAGAAGATCAATAGACACTCTTAAAGACCCAAAAAATAAATGTATAAGAGAAATTGGTACAACAAGAGCATCAACCAATCGTATGGTCACAATGTACACATTAGCTGATGAGAATGTTGAAGTAATTAAAGTAATAAGAAAACAATTACCCGATTCAATTAAAGTAGATTTGGTATTAGATGAAGATGGTTCAATTGATATTAGTAATATGATTGACCAACTTACAGAACAAGTAGTATTTTTAACAACTAAATATAAATTATAATGGGAAATTGTCCTGAATTTTATTCAAGAGAAGTTAGCATCATGCAACAATCTCAATCCAAACTTGCTTTGGAATTTCTAACACATCACGGAATCATTCCAACACCAATGGAACTATGGTCAGTAACGGAAGTATTTGTTCAATGTTGTCTTCATAATCAAACTGATGATTTGAAGAAAAGATTAAAGGATTTGGATGCTTGGATTATAAAAAGAAAAACTAAATAATATTTTGTAATTCAAATTCTTTTTCTTATATTTATAATACGATGGGGGCGGATGTGTAGTTTTTTTACTAATTGCCATTTGTATATTGATTATCCTTCCCCCATCTTTTAATATGTTTCGTATTGATGGTTTGTTCATAACTCCCCTGTGGTTTCTACTACGGGGGTTTTTAGTTGATTTAAGACTACTTATTCTCCCATTGAGAATAACATATACCTAATGATTGTTCCTGTCCGTATTCGTCTGTAATTGACGATACACACCTACTGATGTAAGTTTGTTCATCCTCACCACTTTCAGGTAAAGGAATGATGAATTTCTCATCTACTACCAATGCTGGTACCATTGGTGATTCAATCTGTTTAGATAGTTCCATTCTAATTCTTTGTAGGTCATGTATATTCATATTATATTGTACTTTTATTTTTAAGTTGTTTATTCTCTGCCATTAATTCCTCTATTCTTTTTTCAAGACCAGCAACTTCTGTGGTTAGAGTTTCAATCTTCTTCGCCATATCATCTATAATTAGATTATATACATTGATAGATTTTTCTAAACTATCCAATCTACTTGATTGTAAATCAATATTTTGTTTTCTATAACCAACAATATATCCAATGATGGATGTTCCTGCTGCAAGAAATATTTGTAATAGTACGTCTTTCATATATTAAAAACAATCAGGACAGTTCCACCAATTTGCACCTTGTTCTGAATAAGGTTGCATGTATCCACCACCGTTATTTAAGTTTGTTATTTCATTAAAGTTCCAACCCTTACGAGTTGAATGTCTTAAGAATATTCCGTTATTGTATTTTTGTACTCTATCAGGAACCATACCATCAATAGTAGATGCGTTGTTGTATGATGGGAATTTGTTTTGACCACGACCTGTTAATAAGTAATCAATCAATCTTTGAGAATAAAAATCAGCACGTTGTTTTTGTAGTGAACGTAAATATTTCATTGTTTCAATTTCAACAGGAGCACCAAATTCATTATTACCTTCTTGGATTCCACGGTTTAATGTTCTATACATTAGATGTGGTATAGCGTTGAAGTAAGCTGTCTGAATAAGATATGGTTGAATATATTCATTTACCAAAATTAATTCATCAGCATTAAATGTATTACCTGTTGAACCTACCTTTGATAATAATTCATTATAGAATTTTGATCCTAATATTGTTTGTAAATCAATATCTTGTGCAACTTGAACTTCCGCTTTAAGAACGTCCATGTCAACATTTTTATTGATATTTGTGAAGTTTTTTAATTTAACTTCTGAAATTAATAATACACCCATGTTATATTTGTGTTGGAGTTATAGGTTTATCATCTACTACTGGTTGTTCTTGAACATCACCCGTTAAGAATAACGATAATGGTTTAACTTCCAATGTAGTTGGTCTTTCAAATTTCAATGATAATAGTTTATTAAACACAGGTAACATTTGATCCTGATATGGTTGAATTACCATTTTACGGAAATATTCACTGTGTTGTACTATCTCATCAGAACCACCCAATTTACCTGCTGTTGCAATACCGAATAACTCCGCACTTGAAACTCTATGTGAAGATAATATATTACGAGTAATATCATCGTTAAGTGTTTGATAGTAACTGTCGTGGTCGTCACGAGGTATTTGTGTAATTTCAGGAGATTGTTCTTTAGATTCATTGAATGATATAATTGCTTGTCCTGCATTATCTGTACCACTATATTGTGATTCTAATGCACGAACAATAATACGTTGTTCTTCTTCACCAGGAATACCATTGTTATAGTTAATCCATAAACTTGGATTCATACCCTTACGAAGATTGTTCATATGGTAATTAAGAGCCTCTATATTAATCTCAATTGCTCTTTGACCTGCTGACCAATCAGGTACAGCATAATAAGTCATTGAAGGCATGTAATTCTTAAAATATAATAATTGAGATGGTTCTTTTTCACTTTGAGAAAATCTTTTAATTTCTTCTGGTTGATATTTTCTTACATTAGACCAATCAGGTGAGTAGTAATAACAATCAATCTTATCATCTTCATTCAACTTACCACTTCTAATACGAGAAAAATCCACGTGATATATTTCAGCAATAGTTTTTCTATCTTGTGCCCATATAACATTTAAACAAAATCCACCAAAAATCATATAATCTAAAGCACATTTTCTCATTACTTCAGAAACATTCTCACTATCATTAATTAAATTAACTGATGCCATTGGATTGTTTAAAGAAACAACACCATCACCCATAATCTGATTTACTTTTGATGTAATAACAGCTTTATGAATTGCACAGTTATCGTATAATCTTATAAAGTATTGTGGTAATAGATTATCCAAACCATAAAATACCCAAGGTACTCGTTGAACTACTTCTGAAAATACAGGTAATGAAGCCTGTGCAAAATCTATTTTCTTTAATTCAAATTTTTTTAAATCACTCATAATTATTCTTGTATGTATATATAATTTTCATTAGTTTCATTTGGAGAAATATATTCTGTAAATGGATTAGATTCAGCTGTTCCTTCAAGAACAACCATACCAATAAAAACCAATTGATTATTTGGTTGACCATATATATTAAGTTGGTACTGTCCCTCGTAGTTTAAATCATCAGTTGTAAAATCTAAATTAATACTACAATATCTAATATTCTGAAAAAATTCATTTGGGTCATTTGTTTGAATTGTATATGACTTAACTTCCTTACTCATAATATGAGTAAAAACTAAAGTATATCCTGTAAATGTATCTCTTGAATTGTTATTGATATTTAAAACCAATGTATTTTCCTGACCTTTATTCAAATAAAGCATAATAATATATATCTATACCTATAAATATAGAAAAAGTCAAGTTGAACAGGATAAACACAAAAAAAGAGGCGTAAAGCCTCTCTTTTCATTAGAAGATATAGAAATTGTCCAATAGGACGAACATTCAATTATCCAACAACACTTGCACCTGAAAATACAGAAGCCAATGGACCATCGATAGTATTAGCTGGTTGAGGTTCTTGACCTGTGAAAATCATCTCAAATCCATTTCTATCACCATAAGCAGTACCAGTAGCAGCAGAACCACCACTTAAATACATACCATTTGTTTGACCCAAGTAATACTGTACATCATTTTGATCAATACCAATTATTTGTATTTGGTCATTTTGACTTAATATTTTTAATTGGTTTCTCTTGTCTTGGTCATACTTGAAGAACACAGCTGTTAAAACTTGTTCAAAAAA